AAGTCGATTCAAATCTGGCCCGCGAAATTGCGGATGAATATGGTTTGCAAAACCATCTTAATAATTTGTTCCGCTGGCGTGCGGAACTCAATGTCAAGGAGTGGAAAAATTCAGCTCCCGAAATTACAGGTCCTTTCTCAGCAGCGATCACATCAAAACCTGGCCGCCCGTCTTTTTCAATCACAGAATCAGAGGAATAATCAATGGCTTATCTAGGCGCAACTTTTAATAGAGATGATTTACCTGTCGGAAATGGATTCGAACCTCTACCTGCAGGATGGTATTCTGCATTGATCAAAGAAGCGGATTTGGTGAATACAAAAGCTGGGAATGGCCAATATATAAAAACGCAATACGAAATACTTGGTCCTACCCATGTAGGTCGGATGGTATTTGGAAACATCAACATCCGAAATCCAATCGCTAAAGCAGAAGAAATCGGACGGCAACAGCTCGGAGAACTCATGGCTGCGATAGGACTTCCGTCTGTACAGGATACCGACCAATTGATCGCTGCAACATGCCAGATCAAATTAACAATCCGAAAGGACGAGCAATATGGGGACTCGAATGAAGTTCGCGGATGGAAGGCATCGGAAGGAAGCCAAGCTCCGAAACCGAATGAAAAAACGAAACCGTCTAGCTCATCAAATCCACCTTGGGCAAGGAAATGACCGCCATACCAGATCCTGAAAACAGCATTGAAGCATTGATCGACAAGTCAATGCCTCAAGATCTGCCACGCGCCCACCTGGGCGCGTCACAGATCGGTCATCCATGCGATCGATGGCTATGGCTGTCATTCAGATGGGCTATACAGGAAAAGTTCAGCGGACGGATGCTGCGTCTGTTCCGTCGCGGCCAGTTGGAAGAAGCTATTATCGTATCGGATCTGGAAAGGATAGGAGTGCATGTTCAGGAAACCGGAAAGAATCAATCAAGAGTCGATTTCGGAAAGCATTTCGGCGGTAGCATTGATGGGATTGTTTCGAATGTCCCTGGCGGAGGAAATAAAATTCACGTCCTGGAATGTAAGACTCATGGGGATAAATCATTTTCAGATCTCGTAAAAACAGGAAGCGTGCAAAAATCTAAATCAATGCATTGGGCGCAGATGCAGGTTTATATGCTTGGCAAAAAAATTGATCGAGCGCTTTATGTTGCGGTCAATAAAAATGATGACCGCATTTATACTGAACGCGTGAAACTGAATAAAGAAGCCGCTCAAAAATATATTGACCGGGCGCATCGGATCACGATGTCTGAGCGCATGCCTGAGCCTATATCGAATGATTCAACCTGGTATCAATGCCGTCTATGCGCGGCGCATGAATTCTGTTTTTCATCGCATCTAACGAAAGAAATCAATTGTCGCACATGCGCTAATGTAACGCCTTGTGAAAATTCTGCCTGGTATTGTGCCCGACATGATGCAGGAGATATACCTGTAGAATTTCAGCGTACCGGATGTGAATGTCATGTTCTACACCCGGATCTCGTGCCATGGAAACAAATGGACAGTACAAACCAATGGGAAGCTGTTTACGAAATCAATGGCGTGCCAGTCAGGAATGGCGAAGGGGACGCCTATACATTCGCGAGTAGTGAATTATTGGCGAATGCGTCGGCGTGCGCCAGGATCGCGAGCGGGAAAGATAAAGATCTGGCCCAATTAAGAACTGAAATGGGCGGAAGGATCATTGAATAATGCTCCGCGAATACCAACAACGCACCATCGATCAGCTTTACGATTGGCTGCGCAATTATGATGGACATCCATGCATTGTACTGCCGACTGGAAGCGGTAAGAGTCATGTCATTGCAGAGCTATGTAAAAATGCTTTGCAATCCTGGCCGGAAACTAGGATTTTGATGCTGACTCATCAAAAGGAACTGATCGAACAGAATGCCGAGAAACTATTGATTCATTGGCCGGATGCGCCAATGGGAATTTTCTCGGCAAGCATTGGAGAAAAGAATCTTGAAGAACCTATTACATTCGCTGGAATTCAGTCTGTCAGAATTAGATCAAAAGAAATTGGACATGTCGATCTAATCATGATCGATGAATGTCATCGTGCATCGCACAACGATGAAGGAATGTATAGAAAATTAATCAATGAATTGATCGAAATCAATCCTGCATTGAGAGTCATTGGCTATACAGCAACACCTTACCGTTTAGGCCATGGATTGATTACGGATAAACCCGCTCTGTTTGACGCCCTGATCGAACCTACAAGCATCGAGGAACTTATCTATAAGGGTTATTTGACGACGCTGCGCAGCAAAGTGACTAAAGAAAAGTTGGATGCCTCGGGGATCCATAAGCGCGGCGGAGAATATATTGAATCCGAGATGCAGGAAGCATTTGACACAGCGCTGAACAATCGTCAAGTCGTCTCTGAGATTATTGAGCTTGGATCTGAACGCAAAAGCTGGCTGATCTTCTGCGCTGGGGTTGATCATGCTGAACATATCCGGGATGAATTGATAGGACAGGGGATTATAGCGGAATGCGTGACAGGTAAAACACCTAAGAAAGAACGTGAGAAAATATTACAGGAATACAAACAAGGTAACATCAGAGCGTTGACGAACGCGAATGTATTGACAACTGGATTCGATCATCCAGGCATTGATCTGATCGCGTTATTACGCGCCACGATGTCCCCTGGATTATATTATCAAATGGTTGGGCGCGGGCTTAGAATATCGCCGGAAAAGGAAAATTGCATTGTATTGGATTTTGCCGGCGTTATCCAGCAACATGGCCCGATTACCGCGATAAGGCCGCCAAAAAAGCCTGGCGAGAAACAGGATGTCATGGTCACAATCAAGGTATGTGATCAATGCGGCGAGATCCTGCATCCAGCGGTTCGAACGTGCCCTGCTTGTGGATTTGAGTTTCCTAGACAGCCTCCGAAACCATTGATGCTGCATTCTGACGATATCATGGGAATCAATGCGCATGAATTGTCAGTAACAACTTGGAAATGGAGCCCGCATATCAGCCAGACAAGCGGGAAAGAAATGATCAAAGTAACGTATTATGGATGCTTGAGTGATCCATCTGTAACAGAGTATTTTCCGATATTGCACTATGGGTATGCAGGCGAGAAAGCATTGAGGACAATTGCTCAAATAGCCAGGAATTCTGGAATTTCGAAAAACGCAATTGAGAATGAAATGTTACATATAGATGCATTGGAATCGATTTGCAAACGATTCAATGATGCCAAACACCCAGAATCAATAGCCTATCGTAAAGACGGTAAGTTTTATCGAGTGATTAACCGCAGTTGGTAATTTAATTTACATAGCGATGTATTTTTTAAGATTCAAAAACTATAAAGAACCACCGCTGGACTTATTTAATAAATGAGGAACGGCGTCGCGGGGCGCTGCAAGGCTCGGCTTGGCGAGGATTGGCTGGGCTTGGATGGGCGCGGCGGGGCACGGCCGGGAGCGGCTCGGCAGGGCACGGCACGGCAAGGCACGGCACGGCAAGGTATTTTTATTTTAATTGGAGAATTTATGACGACATCAATAGAATCCGACACAAGATTGAAAACAATCACACGCTGCGTACAACTACGCGGCATCACCCCGATCATGTTTGACCGGTATGCTGGCGACAACAACACAAAACTGGAATGGCATCAAAAAATATATCTGAGACCCGGCACATCAAACCTGTGCCTCCCGACCTTAAACCTGGTTTCGTTCTTCACTGCCCACAACACCAACTCGGCACCAAAACGATTGAGGGACAAACGGATATACAAGGGGATTTGCAACGCAATATTGAGTTTCGTAAACATCTCCGGGACTGATCAAAATCAATCCGATATTCTCATAACGAGAAACGGCGTTCCTGTAGTAGTCGGAACATTCAATGATTCGATTGACGAAAAAAGTGGTATCTATCTGCATAGAGCAGTTGCCAGGTTGGACAAGGGAATACCGAATCCTAAAGAACGTCCAGTTCTGCCACTTCCATGGGAAATCGAGTTTGATTTGACAATCTACCCTAACAAAGAAGTAAAAGAAATGGAAATCAAAAATCTGTTATCCGAGGGCGGGATGGCCATCGGACTCGGAACATTCCGAGGGGTATTCGGAAAATTTGTGATCGATAAGTGGCAATGAATGAAAGAGAGGAACTTAAATGAACAAAATGATCCCCATCGAAGATATCGACTGGGAAAACGCCGAACAGGCGCGATTGGACGCGCATAAAAATGCAATAGCGCAAATAGAGGCAATGGCGCATCAAGGCAACGATTCGATGTCGATCAAACGGGTGATGTCCGACTTAAATGCGATGGAATTTCCGAAAACGAAATGTGAAGAGTTCCATCTGGAATATCAGGAAGCTCAAACAGAAGCCCTTTGTATTTTGCGCGAACGCCATAAAAACGCGCAAGAGTTTGGCAATTCCGTGAACCGGGACGTGTTCGCATTGCTCGTGAAGTCAGGAATCGATAAAGAATCTGCCAAAATCATTGTTGATCTGGCATCCAAGAATCAGCTGGGCGCGCTAAAGATTATTTATTAACCGGAGGTAAATCTATGAAAGATTTCATTACCTGCTTGTCAAATGTCCATTTAAAAAAAGTCCTCCAATAACAACCTAATACCGCGCAGCTTCGCGAGTTTGATAATCTGTTGCGCAACCTCAATAGGCAATTTACGATGACCATTATCATAGTTCGAGATCGCGGATTGAGTAAGATTGATAGCATCTCCCAGTTCCGCTTGAGTCATGTTCAAAAGATTACGGATCTTGATCAGTTTCTTATTTTTGCTTCTCATTTTTTATCCCAAATTATCTCGATTTGTGTTGACAATTACAAAATGTGTTGTACACTATAACACAAGATCAGATAGAAAAGAACCCGCGCCATGCGGCCTCCTGCTTAGGGCAGGGTAACACCTGCCCATTTTTTTAGGATAATCAAATGAAAGAAACAATAGGAACAATAATGTTGATCATTCCAGCGGCGATAATCACATATATCATTTTTGGATAGATTAATCGGCTACTTTCACGGGCCGAATTGGAAGAGGCTAAATTTGTTTCAAGAAAATGAGATATTAAGCTATGTGGCCGTTCATTAAACAAGAGAAACAAAAGAATCTGATGATACTCAAGTCGCTACGGAAATGCTCTTGTGGAGCCATGTCTTATGGAGTATTACGCGCAAATGATGCAGTGCATTGCAACTATTGTGGCTCGATGTATCTTATTAATTTTGTAATAGATCCAGTCGCAAAATATGAATGGATTGATGGGGATGAAAAGAAAAGTGAGTGATGATTAATTTGGACTATCTTAGAAGATATCAAAATGAAAGATGATTCATTAACAATCGATGATTTCGCGGAACAACTCAGGGCACATGCATACTTTTACCGCAAACGACGCGCTGAAGAGTTCTTTACCAGAAATGGCTCATGGCCTCAAATGACCATGGAGGAGTGGCTTGCTGATTTTAACGCCTATGTGCTAGGCAAAAAAATTGAGGAACTATGATGGAATACAATTACATTCTTGCAGCAATCAGCGTTGTTGAGTTTGTCGCAATCGCCGGACTATTGATCCACCTATCACAAGAAAAAACCAACAACATCGACAACAAACATAAAATAGACGAAATGAATTGGAGGCTCGCCAGACTGAAGCAAGAATCTGAAGAATATTTACAAAGAATCAATCAGTTAACAAAACCAGGGAGCTTTAAGAAGTGATCAGAATTCCATGCTATATCGCCTCCATTCTGGCCCTTATTTTGGCTGCGGTCCTGATCATAAAAGGCCAATGGTTGATTGGATTAACTCAGTTGGAGATATCCGTCCTAGCCCTTGGCTATGGCGACTTGTTTGACCGTATTGAAAAAATATAAGAGAAAATATAATGAAATTGCAAACAATAGAGTTCCCTAAATATAACGGAGTGCGATGCTTGATGATGCCGTATATCCAAGGTGATGCTTCATCAGTACCAAATGAATATCATGAATATGCCGATATTATCCAGTCCGTATTCCTCAAAAAAGGTGACATAGGGTATTTGACAATCGATGAATCAATAGCGATTAAGGGAACCCCACATAGAGGCTATAGGGCCAAATATGGACGTGCGTTACATACCGAAGCCGGACGCCTGTCTGAAAAGATTTATATATGGGGAGGAGTTTTGGGAGGATCGCATAACGTAACATTGGCGGATAGAGTAGAAATTTTGCTCGCAAATAACCTCGATGATTCCTGCGCTGTTTGGGATGCCATCCATGAAGATACAAGCCTAGATGGTGACATTGGTTATGCATCATCAATTTATCCTTATGAAACGGCAACAACGATGAAGGCTGGAGAAGTTCATAAAATTGGAATTTTGACGCCACATGAAAGCATTCCTGTTAAGCAGGATATAAAAAGACAATTCTTGCGTATAGTTTCATCCGGTGTTCATGGACGAGAGCCATATTTTACCAAAAACCCGATTTTATCTTAATAACAGTTGGAAGGATTAAAATGAAAAACAAACATTTAATGATCGTTATTGCGATGTCGTTTGTCGTGATCGCTGCATCCTGCAATAATCCAGAGCTCGAAGATGGCTATCAATTGGGCGATATTAGCCGCATCACCATGCGGGATATCAACCGAATCATCGAGGACAGAGAACGAGCCTGTAACTATATCGGTTCGGATGCCATTAAGCGCACCCTTGATCGTGCCGCGATCCTGGCTATCCAGCATTATGTTCCGATGTACCCTGATAACGGACTATGCGGACCTGAGTTTGATCGTATGTTAACAACTATCCGGCGTATTCACGATGATCGCGAGCAACTTAATCAAGGGCATGGGATGAAGCCATAGAATCCTAAATATGACGAACTTACTACAAGAAACAAAAGATGCTATTGAGACATCAGGCCATAAAGAAACGGATATTGTTTTTATTGGTTCGGAGAAGTCCGGGCATCAATGCACCTGGGATGAATTTTGCAAAATAGCTAATGTTGAATATTATTCAGGATTTGGAGCTGCAGAAGTGGCCAAAGATTTGATTGTAGTGTTTGGAGATGGGCAAAAACTCTGGCGTGATGAATACGACGGCTCTGAATGGTGGAATTATTCGACGCCGTTTCAACGCCCAGAAAAAGCATTACCGATTCGCTCAGTTATTTGCCCAGCTTCGCAGATAGGATGGGTTGACCTAGCAGAATGCAATGAGGAGTCGGATAATAATTAACCGCTTAGTTTAACAAGGATCAAAAATGAACATAGACAGAAAAAAGTTTTACGATGCTTATCGCGAAAAATTCGGATCACTGAATCAATCTCAAGTTGACGGATTGAATCAATTGTTGAACATGATCGAAAAAGATCCGGAAATGGTCAATATACGTATCATTGCCTACATACTGGCGACTGTCAAACACGAAACCGCTGATACTTGGCGGCCAATCGTAGAACGAGGTGATAAAAAATATTTTGACAAGTATGAACCAATAACAGGTTTAGGATTAAAACTAGGCAATAGAACAATGGGAGACGGATATAAATATAGAGGCCGTGGATATGTTCAGCTTACAGGACGAGCTAACTATCATAAACTGTCTCTTCGCCTAAGCGGTTTATTGGCGAAAAATGTTGATTTCGTTGAATATCCAGACGCTGTTATGGAACCTGAGACTGCCTATCTAATATTAACAGTCGGTATGCGTGAAGGTCTTTTTACTGGTAAAAGATTATCCGATTATATAACGACACCAAGAAACTATGATTTTTATTATGCACGGAGAGTAGTCAACGGTCTGGATAAAGCCGATTTGATCGCTGGCTATGCAAATGATCTATTAGACATATTAACTGATAGCATCATTGATAAAACGGAAATTATTGAAACAGAAATTGTTCCTTCTTCTGATCAAACTAAATTCTCAGCTGAACTGCTTGATAAATATATGTGCGCCGCGTTGACTGGTTTGTTGGCAAATAAAAATAATGACGTACTCAACTATGAAGACATCGCAAGACATAGTTATGAAATCGCCAAACGAATGATCGAAGAGCGCAACAAACATGTCTGGTGAAAACACAATATGCCATTGGGTAGAGCAATATGATGGCTCATGGTTACCACAATGCTTTGGTGTCCCTCATGTGTTAGCAGAAGCTGACGAAACTCCGAAATCAATAGGGTTTAATTATTGCCCGTTTTGTGGCAAAGAACTAGACGAGGTAGAACATGAACCAGAATTTGATTGATGATGATTTTGACCTTGAATATAGGATAATGCCTGGCGCATTGCCCGATAGGATATTGTCGGCATTGGCTAATAAGGAGATGACGAAATCTCAGCTTGCAAGGCATCTCAATGCATTAGTCGGCAGCGTAAGCAAACAAGTATTGAAACTCAGGGAAAAGGGCTATATCGAAATCTGCAGGCATTCTGTAGGTAACATTGCCGTCTACCGTAGGACATCGATGCCAATCCCGGAATATATGACCGATGAAGTCTTCTCTCGGAAGACGATTCCAAAAAAATATCGGGCAGACAATAAGGAATGCGGAATACGTATCTGTGAGATGTGCAGATTTTGGTCTGATCAGTTGGCGGAATCAGATGGCTATCAAATCAAAGCAATTTGCTTATGTAGCAAGTCTAATCATGCAGGCATGTACACAACACCATTGGCATCGTGCTGTAATTGGGCATCCGCGCATCTTGGATCAATTGATGATCCAGATAGAGACCCGGATCGCTATCGATAAAGACCAGGAACCTAAAATGGCAGAAATGACAATGATTGAAGACGCTCGCGGCAATATCACCTGGGAATGCAGTGAGTGCAAATCCGTATTAAAAGACAAGAACGGATTCGAAGAAAAGACTAAGAAGTGCCCTAAATGCGGCGCTGAAGTGACGAAGTTTCATAGCCTATTTGATGAATATGGCGATTTAGCAGATATATGAATAACCGAATTTTCATTATTTCAGACACGCACTTCTGTCACCATAAGGTGATTCAGTTCGAGGCCGAATATCGTCCGTTTGCGACAATTGAGGAACACGACCGCGAATTGGTTGCGCGATGGAACGCAACGGTACGACAGAAAGATACAGTTTGGCATCTAGGAGATGTGTTCTTTAGTGGGCGCGACGCACACGGTGTTCTTGCAGAATTGAACGGGGTGAAACGGCTTGTGCTTGGAAATCACGATGTCTACCCGCTAGAAGTGTATCAGCAATATTTCGGGAAGATTTTTGGATCCGCCGAGCTGCGCGGCTGTATTTTAACCCATGTTCCTGTGCATCCGAACCAACTTGAAAATAGATATAAAGCTAACATCCACGGCCACATGCACAGCAAGAAAATTGACGATCCGCGTTATGTCTGCGTGTCGGTGGAGCATACAGGTTTAGCACCGGTCCTGCTAGATGATGTTTTAAAGACATACTGAGTGCAAATCCGTATTGAAAGATAGAACCGGATTTGAGGAAAAGACTAAGGAGTGCCCGAAGTGCGGCGCTGAAGTGACGAAGTTTCATAGCCTATTTGATGAATATGACGATTAGGCGAGATCCTTTAGGAGAACGAATGAAGACGATTTGGTACGCGAGCGATGGTGATACGCACCCGCTTGAGGTTGACAGCACAGCTTGCCTTGACCGACCGCTTGAAGCTAGACATTTGGCTGAGAAGTGCGTTGACGACTTCCACAGCAACCACGACGGGTGGGAGTGCCAATGGCCGCGCACGTTCACACTGCATGAGACAGAAGACGGCCCTGCCGTGGCGACTTTTGAGGTCGAGCGCGAGGCTGTGCCGCTATTCATGGCGCGTGCAATCTAACGATTGAGTAAAGCGCCGACTGAAAGGAGGTCGATTTTGAACGATTTGTTATGTTGCCCGTGCGGGAAAATACCGACAGACATAGCTGTGACAAATGCGGGACAAGGATACAAGTACGCGCTTGCCGTGCCAAACTGTTGCGGTGAATGGATGATTGAATTCAGAACGGTTGCCTATGATCTTGAAAGCGAAGCCACAAAGAGCGCAGCAATCGAAGCGTGGAATCAAGCGCCAAGGGCAACATAACGCAGAGCTAATGGGCGCGATCCGCGATAGCGGCGAAGCGTCACCTTGAGCGCCGAGTTATACGTGATTGGAATGTTAAATGTTACGGATTTATAGCGAAAGACAGCCAAGTAAGACAATTTACCAAGATGGAACTATAAAACGATTTGATCCATTTGTTAGATGGTATATTACAAATGGATGGGTTGAATTTGGAATTCCAAATAACAATGCCATCGGCTTTATGTGGAAATGCAGAATCGGTGAATTTTCAATAATAAAAAAATGGTTTGTTGAATTTGGAATATTCACATTGTACGTGAACCATGGAACATGCAGAGCATACAACCCTAGAACTGGAAAGATTTTTGAAGACGCATAACATTGAATAGCCGTAAATCGACGCGGAGTTTTGCGTCGATCTGGCCGATACCATAATTTTAGGTGTTTTATAAACTACATTGAATCAAAAGGATAGAGACATGAAGAAAGCTTTTATACTATCGATGCTAGCTGGATTGGCATGGGGCATATTTGTTGGGATCGTTTTACCTCCACTATTTGGAGTGATTACTACGGCGATTGTGGCATTTCTGGGCTCCATGTTTATTGCATTGGCGATAATGGAATATGGGAGCATTCATTGGTCATAAAATGATTGAACTGCTGAATTGTGATTGCATGGAATACATGGCGACATTGCAGGATAAAGCGTTTGATTTGGCGATAGTTGATCCGCCTTATGGGATCGCAGTTACTGCGATGAATATGGGGTCACGGAACACTATAAAGCCTGACAAATCAAAAAAATGGGATGAAGCGCCGCCCAATCCAGAATATTTCGATGAGTTACGAAGAGTCAGTATGGAACAGATTATTTTTGGTGGAAACTATTTCAACCTGCCTCCGACAAGATGCTGGTTAATATGGGATAAAGGCGAGTCAATATATGGACGAGATTCTGCCGAGGCAGAAATGGCATGGACAAGCATGGATAAAGTTGTACGTCTTTTTAAACATGGGCCGAATCAACTTGACAGATTCCATCCAACACAGAAGCCAGTAAAGCTTTACGAATGGATTTTGCACAATTACGTTAAACCTGGACAACGTATTTTAGACACGCATTTAGGAAGCGGAAGCAGCGCGATAGCCGCGCATTATTTCGGAGTTGATTTTGTAGGTTGTGAACTGGATGAGGATTACTACAATGCAGCAAAGAAAAGATTCGAATTATCGACAGCGCAAAAAACATTATTTGAAATAACATAATAGATTAAAATGATTAGAAAACTACTCGCCCAATCACCAATCCCCAGAATCCTTTTTGTATTCGACCTGGCCATTGGCATCATTAGAGCAATCGTCACAGAAGCTTATGTCTTTGCGGTTCTTTGGATTTTGTTTGCAGGTATACGCTAGATGGAGATAGCCCTAAGAGCGTGGTATGCGCCATAACGCTGGCTAACCGGACGGAAAAAAAAGATTTTGGAGCGTCCGAGTGATGCAACTGTTAAGTGACAACATTGGTTGATGGGGTGGCAGATATGGCGAAAGCAGAGCATCCCCTAGCTGGCGGAAATGACGTCTGCCTAAATGCCAGTGCGCGGCCTGAGTTGGCGGATCAGTGTTGTCACTTAACGACCAGCATAACCCGCCGGAGCTTACTGACCTTGGAAAATGAGAAATGACAGAAGCGGAACTGATAGTACGGCAGGCCAGGAAACTGGAGGAACTGCGCGACGAAGTGGCGGACCTGAAAGAACGATTAAGGCGAGCACGGTCGCACATTTACTGCATTGGAGGGCCGCTGAATGATAACAAACTTGGCTATACGAAACCGCAGATGGTGACATTTGCGCGGATAGCCGATGAACTTGGCGACGTATAACGACGAATGTAAGCGGCATGAGTGAAGCGCAGCGTAACGAATGTCCGCTTGACCGACTTGTTATACCTCATGGTTACGGTACCATTGTCGTTGATCCGCCGTGGCCAGTGAAGAAGATCGTCCGCAAGGTGAGGCCAAACCAAAAGGCGGAACTTGACTATGCGACGATGACGCTTGATGAGATAAAGGCGTTGCCTGTTCAGGCGATAGCGGCAGACAATGCAGTTTTGTTTCTCTGGGCTACACACGCATTCCTTGAGCCTGCATTCAACGTGATGCGAGCGTGGGGGTTCAAATACCAGCGGTGTCTGACCTGGGACAAGGCGAACGGGGTTTGTTTTTTCGGGTTTCACCATCGGACAGAACTATGCCTGTTTGGCTATCGGGGGAAGATTGAAATGTACCCGCGAAGAAAGGCAATACCGACAGTGTTCAGCGGTAAGTCTGAGCGGCACTCCGCAAAGCCGGATGAGTTTTACAGGTTGATCGAGCCGCTACACGACCGGCGCATTGATATTTTTGCGCGCCGCCCGCGAGATGGTTGGACGGTGTGGGGTAATGAGGTATAACGACAAAGCTATGCCGCCGCGTTAGCGGTCGGCCATGAGCGCCTTGTTAGGCGCGGGAGATTGATATGACAGGTAAATGTAGTGTGCCAATGTGGATGGGCGGATTGCCAGCAGGAACTTGCGATAATGATGCCTACGGTAAAAGACCGCCCGGTAAAGTTTACAGGCGATGGGATGGGTATGAATACCGATCTGATGGGAAATATCCTGGATATGTGCCCGGACTGGCGTGCCCACAACATGGAGGCCCAACACTGAGCGAAGTGGCTCACCAAGGCGACCCATGTATTCATTGTGGCACACCACATGATGATGTTGAGCCTGGACCATGCAAAGCGTTGAGCGCTGAACAATGAATATCTGTCATATCGACATATTATTTCACGTCATTATTTGATTTACGCTCTTTACGAGCTCTACGCTCATTGCCAGTATAAGGAGATCGGAAATAATCGATATCATCGATACCCAATCGGCGCCTAATACATGTCTCGATTAAGGGTATTGTGATATCAGCTCCTAATAGAGACGATATCGCAATGATAGCAGATGTCATTTCTGAACTGATATGGTATTCAGTACAGACCATCATGATTGCATAAGCGACCATTACCGCCGTCATAATCCTGACGGATGCTACCAATAGCCGTATTGGTTTATTCTCGCGTAAACATCTTGATGTATAACTTAACATTCCGCCGATGGCCGCAATCCCGAGCAGTATGAGTTTCCCTTTTTCATCGTCGTTAATCATCCCTGAATTTCTTCGACAGTTAAATGAGATCCAAGTACGCCACCCCATGCACGAGCCGATGACGAACCATTAAAAGCAGTGGTTCCTGCGGTAACGCCGCCCGCGTGTATTTTAAACGTAGTCGAAGAAGATGTTCCCGCAAGCATTACATGATTTACATGCACCATTGCGGCAGCCCCGGCAACATCTGCCTTTGCTGAGGCAGCAACAGATAAAGCATTTTCCGTTGAATCCTGGAACAATGCACAGATTATAAGTGTTGTTGTTGTTGTATGCGTGTAATATCCATTATGAGTTATCCGTAATACATTGGCTGAACTTGCTGGAGTAATCGCCTGGGATTGGAAAAGATCCCCCTCAGTGCTTTGTTGTGGGATGTTATCCCCACCGACAAATGTGGTTGTACCGGTATCTTGTCCACCCGTTCGAGTGGTCAATATTCTAAGAACCGAACCAGGTAAAGGAACATCAGGAGAATAAATCTGTATTCTCGTGGGTCCGGAAGCCCATGTTCCAACCGTCGCTAGGCCGCTCGAATATTCAATATATCCCAGAACTCGCCAACTGAATGATGTCGTTGGTGATCCATCTGTATAAACAACTCTGGCACTATCTGATCCAGTGCCAATCGATGTAGCTGTTCCACCAATGCCAAAGGATGACAATGCAGCAATATTGACATTAGAATCAACGCAGTTGATTATGCCGATACTGTAATCCGTTCCATCATCGAGCCAAAGTATCCAGACTCGGAACGGCGTACTGTTTACCGCTCCAAGCGTAGCGCCGCTCGGAATCGTAATGGATTGTGCGGCTGTCAATTGGCGTATTGCAAATGTGCCTGTTGCCTCAGTAGGCGAACGATATGGAATCACGACCGGGCTGGATACAGAAGGATCCGCACCCGATTTTGTTTTAATCGAGACCGTTAACGCATTGGCCGAAGCAGATGCGGCCAGTGATAGATTGACAGGAACACCGAAAACGCCATCCACAAAACCTTCGAGAATATTGGGTTGGATGGAACTCGGAAGCCATGCCGTACAAACCCAATTCCCGGACCCGAGAGACCGGAATATACCCACATCTCCAGCGGTTGTCTGGATATTAGCCGCACCCGGTAGAATCAGACTGGTTGCGTTATAAGTAAGCGTTAGAGCGCCTGTGAAGCGCACTACGCGCACAATTCCAGCAGAGATTGTTCCTAGTCCTGTAATCGTCGTTGTGCCCGTGACATCGACAAATTCGGCTGTAGCTGCACCTATATCGGTTGTCGTTGCGCTTGCAACATCCGAGGCTTTTGCGTTAGTGGTTCTAAGGATGCCATAAGCCGCTCGTATATAATCATCGGCAGTGCTTCCAATAGTATCTGCTCCAGCCGGCGAATTGCTGGATGCGGTTGCCGAAAGATCGGACATTACGGATGGAACAGTCATCGATAATCCTTATTATCCAGAAAAAGCAAAGACATACAAAACGATAACACCCAACAAAATTGTTATTGGATGATCCACAATCCAAGCTGCTATTGTCGCGAGATAGCCAACAAAGAGAGCAAATAACAAAAAAGAGAAATAGATCTCAAAAAATAGAATCATTATCGAGTACCTAAGTATGCGCCTATAGTTGGCAAAGTTTCCGCGAATGCTCGTTGGGCAGGAAGTTGTCCTAGCAATCCTTGGCGAAATGGCGGTTGCGTTATAGCAGCACCGGGCAGAGCAGCAAGTAATCCTGGCAACCCAGCTATTCCACCATATAACCCAGCAGCACCAAGTAATCGTTCACCTGTCCCTGATGATGGGATCGACGATGGTAAAACCCTGGATGCTGTTTCGGCCAACCTTTGAAATTCTTTATCTCCAGCTTTGCTAGCCGCTTTTGCAATTTGTTTCGGCATCAATCCAGCTTGATTCGCTGCTGTACGGCTGGTTTCTTTAAAAAGATTGATGAATTTACGATATCCATGCCCGAGTTCTTTAAGTTCGGTTCCGATACCTGATTGTGATTCCAATACATCCATTAAACTTTCCGATGCTTTCAAATAACCATTAGCTAATTCTCTTTCCGTTAAGTTCGCAGTAGGACTTGCCATGATACGCAATCCTTCACGCTTTAAATCAGACTGAGCGATAAACAAAGCTTTTGGAGTTAATTGTTCAATGTCAACAGATTGCGCGATATATGCTTTTGCGGATTCCAAGCTATCCCTGGAAACAGGTACTCCGGTTTGTTTGGGAAATGCATCACTGACTATTTTGTTTTGTAGATCAGGAACAGAAATATTAACTGGCGCATCAGGAACGCTATTCAACACGGTTGTATACCGTTTAGTGTATTCTTCAGAAACATCATCTAAAGCGTCTAATGGCCTATTGCCAGCATATCGAGGCAGCGACATTCCTTTCGGCAAAGCCCGCTCAACGGCCTTTTTCCGTAGTGTTATTAAACTCTTTGCCCGAGCATGATCGATAACTTCTTTCGCTAATGGGATTGAAGTTGATGTTTCTTCTAGTCGCCGAACCATTCTTGCGCCAAGTGATTCGCCAGCCGCCTGCCCAGGCGTAATCGGAAATCCTTCTTTAAGAAGTCGTTCCGCATCTCTCGATTTTTCAATTCCACCAAGAGCAGAGCCAACCAACCCACCAGCCGCACCGCCGGCAGCGCCATAACCAAGATTCTGGAGCGGAGTTCCTTCACCTGTTAATACGCCAGTGGCAGCGCCTTCCACAGTTCCCCTGGCTATATTAGATTTTTGCAGTAATCCAGCAATACTTGGACTAACTTTGGATAATCCACTAACAGCCGCAGTGCCGGCTGGAATAGAAAGTCCGATCTCGGTTGCAATACGCGCCAATTCTCCGCCGGCGGTAGGCATTTTTTCACTGACTGCTCTTTGTGGCGGAATTTGTGTAGGAGTCGGAACTAAACCGCCAGGTTGAATAGTAGCTCCCATTTGTTGTATGGATGGGATGCCAGACTGTGCAGCTATGTTCCCTAGGTTTCTGATGATATTCTTTCCCCCCATGGCGATTCCTTTGGGAATTTCCATGGCTTCTTGAACTGGTGGATAAGCCCAAAATGATCCAATACCAGCTTTGTAACTATCAGGCTGGATCTCTTTGCTGATTGCAGCCATTAAAT